CAGGGAGACCCCGGCCCGACAGGTGCCGACAGCACCGTTCCGGGCCCTCCGGGAGTTACGGGCCCTCAGGGCCCCAAGGGCGATACGGGTGCGACAGGTGCCGACAGCACCGTTCCGGGCCCTCCGGGAGTTACGGGCCCTCAGGGCCCCAAGGGCGATAAAGGCGACACCGGCCCGGCTTCAACCGTGCCCGGCCCGCAGGGTGTCCAAGGCCCGCAGGGCGTCCCCGGACCAGCAGGTCCAGAGGGCCCGCAGGGCGATGAAGGCCCGCAAGGCCCGGCGGGCACCGGCATGAACATCCAAGGCACCGTGCCGTCTTCCGGTGATCTGCCGCCGACCGGCAACGACCCCGGTGACGCCTACATTACTGATGATACTGGCGACGTCTGGGTGTGGGACGGCGACAGTTGGAATAACGCAGGCGCAATCGAGGGCCCGCAGGGCCCGCAAGGCCCGCCCGGAGCAGCCGGGCCGCAGGGACCGCAAGGTATCCCCGGCACACCCGGAGCAACCGGAGCAACCGGGGCACAAGGCCCCAAGGGTGATACGGGCGCGACAGGGCCGCAGGGGCCGCAGGGTGTTCCCGGCGCGGACGCCGTAGGCGGCGCGACGGTAACCACCTCGGACACTCCGCCTCCCGCGCCCGTAAACGGCAACCTCTGGCATGAGACCGATACGGGTTCGACATTCATCCGAATAGACGACGGCACGTCTTCGCAGTGGGTAGGCATGGCAGGTCCGGGCCCCAAAGGTGACACGGGTTCGCAGGGGCCGAAGGGCGACACGGGCGCGCAGGGCCCGCCGGGTGCCGACGGCTCTCCCGGCGTAACGACAGGTTACGTCGATACGGCGGATAACCTTCGAGTTCTCAAAGCCGGTGACGCCATGACGGGGGTGCTCACGCTCTCGGCAGGCACACAGGCGTTGCCCTCAGTAACATTCGGCGATGCTAACAGCGGCTTATTCCGCAAAGCGTCAGGCAGTATCTCGCTATCGAACAACAACTTTGAAGCCATCAACTGGAATGCCTCCGGGAAGACCACGTTCTACTCGCAGGCACTGGGTTATGCCGGTGGCGCTGGCGCGCCTTCTTACAGCTTTGCTTCTGAAATTACGCTGGGCATGTTCCGTTCTGGTGTGGCCATGCTGGGGTTCTCGACCAACAGCATTGAGCGTCTGACGATCACCAACACGCTTATAAGCTCGACGGTGCCGATTGCCCTACCCGCCGATCCGGCGAGCGCGCTGCATGCCGCAACCAAGCAGTACGTCGATAACAAGCCCGCAGCGGCTGCGGCAGTCGTCTCGGTATCTGGAAATTACGACGTCCTGCGGAGTGACGAACAAAAATGCATCAGAGCCTCCGCTGCTACAATCATAAATGTCCACGGTAATGCGGGGCATCCTCTGGGTACGGTGTTCACGATAGTCAACCGGCACACCAACGTAATATCAATTTACACCGACTTCGGAGATACGATGGTGATGGCGGGTTCGACATCGACAACACAACCTCGCACGCTGGCTGCGAACGGCGTTGCGACGTTAAGGAAGATCGAAGCAACTATGTGGATCATCTACGGCACCGGGGTAACGTAACAAAGGCTCTGAGGCAGGCAATGGTCCACTGCGGGCGTCTGGGTCGATTTCGATATTCAAGGATGTGATGGGATGGCCTTCAATTTTCCAGATGTCCCGACCAACGGTCAAGTGTTCGGTAATTACACTTGGGACGGCGAGAAGTGGGTCCTGAACCCCGGCGGTGGCAGCAGTGGCGGCACGGCAGCGACGACGACGTTCGCGCCAGCAGGCAACATCGCCGCGACCGACGTGCAGGCGGCGATTGTCGAACTGGACACCGAGAAAGTCGCCAAGGCTGGCGACACCATCACCGGCAACCTTATCGTCAACAACGATCTCACCTGCTCGAACTACTTTTCGGCGGAAGGCGGGCAGGTCAACACCACGCTGTCCCTGCTCGTTCTGCCAACAAACCCGGGGCACGCCACGAACAAGACGTATGTCGATGCGCGCACGCCCAAGATCACGGTATCAACGACCGCACCGGGCTCGCCCGCAACCAACGATTTGTGGGTGGATACAACCTGATGGCTTTCACGCCCGTCAATGTAGCCGCCTCAAGCAATGGTGGCGTGGCAACCGCTTCGTCGTCTCATGGCGAAGCATGTTTCGATCCGTCCAATGTAATCAACGGATCGCGTGATCCCGGATATGGCGGGACGTCGTGGGGAAATATCGGTAATCTGGGCGGCTGGAATGACGGCACCCAAAACACGTTTCCAGATACGTTCGATGTTACGTTCAACGCTGTCTACACCATCGGTGAAATTGACATCATCACGCTAAAGGACAGTTTCAGCACATCAGGCGTTCCCGGTCCCTCAGACACTTTCAGCCTCTACGGCATCACGAATTTCGATGTGCAGTACTGGAACGGTACGACTTACCAGACCCTGCAAAGCATTACGGGAAACAATCTTGTCTGGCGCAAGGTTACGTTCGCCCCGGTCGCCACGAGTAAAATTCGCTTGTCGATCAGCGATAGCGCGGATCACACATGGTCGCGTCTTGTCGAACTAGAAGCGTGGACCGTCGAAGTAGCATCCAGCCCTACAATCAAGACATGGACCGGGACACAGTGGACACCCAAGCCTTTCAAGGTCTGGTCTGGAACTGCGTGGGCGGCGAAGCCTATCAAGTACTGGACTGGCAGTGCGTGGGTGCAGAAGCCCTGATGTCTAGGACAAGACAATGGTCGAAGGTGCGAAATCGTGGCTCAGGGACAACTCGACGCTGATCTACTTCCTGATCGCGCAGTTCATCGCGATTGGGGCCTTCGCCGCTTCCGGCATCGCCTACATGGTGAAATTGGAGACCCGCGTGGCGATCATGGAGACGCGCGGTGCCGAATACACGGTGGCGAGGATGGAAGAAATGAAGCTCAAGATCGCAGGGCTCGAACACCAGATCGAGAAGAACGAAAAAAGCATCGACAGGATCGTGGACGTCATGACCAAGAAGCTGAACATCAGCCCGTAGGAGGGCCCGATGAACGAGGATCGCAAGCTAACGAAAGCAGGCGCGAACCTGATCCACCATTTCGAGGGCTGCCTTCAGAAAGAAGGCGACAAGTACAAGGCGTATACGTGTCCCGCAGGCGTGCTGACGATAGGCCACGGGCATACGAACCATCACGGAAGACAATTCAATGCAACTACTCGATGGACCCGTGAGGAATGCGACCGCGCGTTTGCTGAAGACATGGAGGGATTTGAAAAAGCGGTTCGCCGCTTGGTCCGAGTTCCGCTCACAGCTCACCAGTTCGATAGCCTCACTTCGTTCTGTTATAACTGCGGTGAAGGCAACTTGGCAAAATCGACCCTTCTTAAGAAAATCAACTCCGGCGACCACGCCGGAGCCGCCAAAGAGTTCGCCCGATGGAATAAAGGCGGCGGAAAAGTCTTGCCCGGATTAACCCGCAGACGGGCCTCGGAAGCTCTGCTATATCAGGGCATCCCCGATCTCGACTACGACGGCAAGGCTGACCCCAAGCCGCCGAAAGAACCGATGCCGCAAATCGTCGATAACCCGGAGGATTAAGCCATGACCGACATGTTCACTGGAATGCCGTTCTACTGGCAGGGCGGTGGCGGTGGCGGCCTTGGCGGCCTCGGCGGCAACGCCGCGACCGGGCAACCGGCCATGAGTTCGAGCCAGATCAACGCGTCAATGGGCTGGAACCCGTACGCCTCGTTCAACCCGTTCGCCAACACTCCGGGCGGCTTCGGCGGTCAGACCGACTACTACTCCAATCTGGGGGCCGCCTTCGGACGGCAGACCGGGGGCTTCAACGCCAGCCCCGGCTACCCGAGCGGCAACGTCCAGCGCGGAGCGGATCTGCCCGCGCCAGATACCAGCGGGTATGATCCTTTGGGTGGCGGCACCCCACCGGGTTACAACCCGTTCGACAGTTCGACTTACGGCATGCTGCTGGGAGGCTGGGGACAGCCGCAGCCGCAAGCACAGCCGCAAGCCAGCAGTGGCGGCGGTATCGGCAGCGACGCGCTGCGGGATCGCTTCGCGTGGCAGCTCGCGCAGTCGAGCCCTTACGCGACGCCGCAGCACGCGCCGCAGACCTCGGGGATGCCGAACCTCGGCTACAATCCGGGCATGTCGAACTGGTTCGCGAACTTCCCCCAGAGCACCAACTCCGTGGCCGACCGCTTCCAAGGCGGCGGCTACTACCAGCCCGGCCAGCCCAGCCAATATTACGGCGGCTACATGCCGCCGAGCTTCCAGCAGCCGTTCAGCTTCGACCGTCCGGGCGGGGCCCTGCCGCTGGGTGGCGGCGGCGGCGGAGGGCCCGGTGTGTACCAGAACGATCCGTTCGGCGGCCTGACGGGCGCGGGCGGATAGAAAAAAGCCCCGGCATTGCTGCCGGGGCGTGAGAAGTATCCTAACCCATTTACCGCAATAACTTTAGTATTGTCCGCGTTGTTGCGCAATGAAGTCTTTGGTGAGTGCAATTTGCATTTCCGCCGGGACTGTGAACCCGTCAGGGTCCGTCCAGCCATAGTCCAGAGGCTTCGTCATCGGGCCCTTCTCCCACGCCTCCAATTTCGCCCACATGTCGGGGGACGGGCTCTTCGGCACCAGCGCCAACTGCGGCGGGGCGACAAAGCGGCCATGCGCCCCACGCGTGCGCGGCACGTCAACGAGCTTCACCATCGGGAAAAGCGCGTCAGCGGCAACGCAGTGCCGCCCGCCTTGCATCACCAGCAGGCCGCTGATCGCGTCCTTGTAGTTCGCCGGAAACTGGTTCGCGGCGACCCAATTGTAGACCGCAGTGCGCTGGCAGCCGGTGTACTGGCACACCGCCGCGACCCCGCCGATGCGGTCAATGCACTCTTGTACCGTCTTAATTGCTTTGGGCATGGTCTTTAACCTCCTTGAGTTTCACGACTGGGAGCGGGGTCGAAGTCGGAGCCGGGCCCTGTAGAGACAGCGGGACAAGCCCTTGGAAGCAGGCGGCAAAAGCAAGATAGTTCATACCGTCTACGTAATTGTCGAGCTTATCCGGAGAGCTTTTACTCCGGATCAATTTTACGCAGTGCAATATCATCGCGACGTCGCGCGCCGTGAGTTCTTTACCGATCACCACCGAGGCGACCGCAGCGGCCTCCCGGAAGTTCTGGTCGATATCGGCGGCGTTGTCGTACTCGTTCCCCCTCGCGTTGATTAACTCGAACGCGAGGGTGAGAAGGTCGCCCGGGTGGGGCCTGTGCTTGTTGTCGGTCATCAGAAGGGCATGTCCTCTTTTTCCTTGACTTCGCCGTCGTCGAAAGCGGAACCGGCCGACGGCCGTCCGTCGAGGCGCTGACGCCCCTCGGACTGGATGACCTGAAGATGGTTCAAGCCGAAGGATACACCCTTGCGGCCCGTGTGGGTCCACGCAAACGGCACGACGTTGGCGCGCACCAACTGGCCCGACCAGACTTCGTCAGGAACCAGAATGTCCTGCCGGTTGGTATCGACCACGCCCGGCTTGTTTTTGGACCACGGGCTGATGAAGGTGTGACCGGCGTGATAGCCGTCATAGGCCTTCTCGCCCGCGTCCCTGAACGGCATGTTGATGCCCTTGAGCTGGACGTTGTCGCCCCATTCCTTGCGGGCGGCGGCGATGCAGGCATCCTGTAAGGCTTTGTACTGGAGGGACTTCTGCTGTGCCGGATCGAAGATCAGGGAACA